CTGGTACTGGTGCAAGGCAGGCTCCACCTCACCTTCAAGCGTGGCCGTTTGCACGTTATGCCCGGATTGTTCGAGCTGCCGAGCCGCCTCATCAAGCCCCTCATGGTTATTGCCAACCGTCACCAGATGACAATCCAGCCCCTGAAACAGCGGACTGTCAGCCAGCATGCTCACACCCTTGCGCGAGGTAGCACTGCCGTCGAATGCGAGCATGATGGTTTTCGGTGCCTGAAACTCCCCTGCCGTCACCAGGATTGGGCGATGCAGGCCGCGGATAACACGCTCGACATTGTCTCCCACCTGAGCACCAATACCCTCGTGCTCTTCGCCTTGCTTGCCAATGACCAGCAAACGCATGTCTTCTTCCAACTCGGCAAGCGTATCCACCAGATCACCGTGACGCTGACGTTGTTGCGGGTCGCTAATGCCAGCTTCGCTGGCGCGCTGACTTGCCGCTTCCAGCATCATCTTGCCTTGTTCCAGCGCCAGCCGGTTACGCTTGGCATCCAGATCTGCCAGCTCTTCCATCAAGTGCTCGCGACCACCCAGCGCCAGGTTACCACTGAAATCGGCACTGACCGGGTAGCGCGAATGATCCAGCACATGCAACAAGGTCAGCGGCGCACTCAGGCGCTGTGACGCCCAGGCAGCGTAGTCACAAACAGCCGTTGCAGCGTTGGAGCCGTCGATACAGGCGATGACATTCGTCATTGTTGTTCTCCTTTGGCGCTTAGTGGCCGCCCATCATTTTTTCAACGGCAGCGGGCTTGTCATGCACACCGAACTTGTCCACCAGCGTAGCACTGGCTTCGTTGAGGCCGACGATATCCACTTCGGTGCCTTCGCGGCGGAACTTGATCACGACCTTGTCCAGGGCGCCGATAGCGGTGATATCCCAGAAGTGGGCACGATGAACATCAATAGTGACTTTATCGATGGCTTCCTTGAAGTCAAACGAGGCGATGAACTGGTCGGAGGAGGTAAAGAATACCTGCCCCACCACATCATAAACCCGGTGCCCGTCTTCAGCACTTTCGGTCGCTTTCACGTAGAAGATACGACCCACCTTGTTGGCATAGAACAGGGCACTCAACACCACCCCGATCCCCACACCAATGGCCAGATTGTGAGTCGCCACGGTGGCCGTCACCGTGGCCAGCATGACCACGGTACTGCTGGCCGGATGTTTTGCCATATTGGTAATGGACTCCCAGCTGAAGGTACCGATGGACACCATGATCATCACTGCCACCAGCGCGCCCATGGGAATCTGGGAAACCCACTGGCCCAGGAACACCACCAGCACCAACAGGAAACAGCCGGCAAACAGGGTCGACAACCGCTTGCGCCCACCGGATTTCACGTTGATCACCGACTGGCCAATCATGGCGCAACCGGCCATCCCGCCCAGGAAACCGGACGCGATATTGGCCACGCCCTGGCCTTTGCATTCGCGGTTCTTGTTACTGTCAGTGTCGGTCAGGTCATCAACAATGGTGGCTGTCATCATGGATTCCAGCAGGCCAACCACGGCCAACGCCAGAGAATACGGCAGGATGATCTTCAGGGTTTCCAGATTCAGCGGAATATCCGGCAACAGGAAGATTGGCAGGCTGTCCGGCAGCTCCCCCTTATCCCCCACCGTGGGCACATCAATGCCCAGATACATCGCCACACCGGTAATGACCACGATGCAGACCAGCGGCGACGGCACCGCCGTGGTCAGCAGAGGCAACAGATAGATAATCCCCAGGCCTGCGGCCACCATGGCGTAAACATGCCAGGTCACGTTCACCAACTCCGGCAACTGCGCCATGAAAATGAGAATAGCCAGGGCATTCACAAACCCCGTGACCACAGAACGCGACACAAATCGCATCAGGTTACCGAGTTTGAGGAACCCCGCGATGATCTGCAGTGCGCCAGTGAGCACCGTGGCCGCCAGCAGGTACTGCAAGCCGTGGTCGGCCACCAGAGTCACCATCACCAGCGCCATGGCGCCAGTGGCTGCAGAAATCATCCCCGGGCGCCCGCCGAAGAAGGCCGTCACCACGGCAATACAGAAAGAGGCATACAAACCCACTTTCGGGTCCACACCGGCAATGATGGAGAAGGCAATCGCCTCCGGGATCAACGCAAGCGCCACAACGGCCCCTGCCAGCAAGTCGCCACGGACGTTACTGAACCAGTCCTGCTGAATCGTTCGAAGCATGGATTTCAATCCTGTGTTTGGAAATAACAAGCAAAGGCTGCGCAGCGGCAGCAATAAAATACGAAGAACGGCACCAACAGGCACCGCACGGCAAAGCCATGTAAGGAGGGCGCGCTAGGGCGGACTCAGCCGTGTTTGGGTCATTATGAACACCCGACAGTAAGGAAAGGCGCGGATTCTAGCAGAACGCCCCCGGCAATTACAGGCAGCCCCGGCCGGCTCATTACATCAGCAGCACCTCACCACTACGCCCGATCGGCACAACATGCGATAATCGCCCCCTGTGTTACCGCCACCGCGGCCGTCGCGAAGGCCTCCAATCATATGCCCGATACCGTGTTAATGACCGACCCCACCGCCCACACCACAGCCCGTACACTGGACCGCCGCCTGAGCGTAGCCCCGATGATGGACTGGACGCAGGCTTAGAAAAAAGAAAGGGATAACAACAGGATGGAAGCACCATAATTCCATATGGTGCAAAAATGGTGCAAAGCTGGAATTAAAATGATGGAATTTCTTACACCATCCGAGGATGGCTACTGACAGACCCCGACAAGCGAAGCAGGCATTCTGAACCTGCCCGCCGCCGGCCATCGCAGGATCTCCGTCCTCAGGCCAGCGACAAACATGTCAGCGATACGCGGCGCGGCCCAACAACCGCCAGGGACAGGATCAAGCCGAGGATTTTCCGCAGCCACCACACCGACCAGCCCACGGATCCACTGGACCAGCACAATAACGGCACTGCTCACCCTCTGCGCGACCGTTTCGGTACACCGCCCACACCCGGACAAAAAAGAATATCAGTGCAGCTATAAACACCACACCGCCCACCGCAACGACATTGCCTGCGATCCTGTCAAAGCCCATAACACCCGGAAAAACAAAGCCACCGATCAGGACCAAGCAACTCCCAAAGAAGACCACCGCCACCGGCTGCCCGTAATACCACTTTTGCAATTTCACCGCAGATCACCAGAAGAGTTGAAAACCAGGCTCAAGCCCCATATAACACATATGCAATTCATAACACTGGAGGTTCACATGGGACGTGATAAAGCGAGAGATGACAAGCTGTTTAATTGCAGCGAAAGCCATGAGGTTGGCTACGTTGCCGGCTTGTATCCCGACAACAAGAAACTCGTGGAAGGTTACCTGATACAGCTTTGCATCGCAGGGGTTATCAAGAATTTCACCCACGCCCAGGTATACGACATCATCGAGGATCGACTGAAGTTACCTGTTCCAGTCGAGAATCCCACAGGTTAAACGGTATCGCTGGCCGGCCAACATCATTATCCGGCCAGCGCTCCGTATCAAGCCAACCCATGGGCGCTAGTCATACCCGATCAAGCACCCAACCCAAACAACCCGCCCTGCTGCTCCACCGCATTGCCGTTCAGAATAACCAGCTCTTTGCAGGCCTGGCGCTTATCCTTCGCCCCTCCACCCACTGTGTACTCATAGTCCTTTGAGTGAATCTCGAAGCCCTCAAAAATCTCCCTGACCACGGGGTGGTCATTCAGGCTGATCACTACCTTGCCTTTGCACTCACGCCCCAAGCGGGCCATCTGTTCGTACTGATCCACACCGAACTCCGTGCCATACCCTGCCGTTTCATAGTAGGGCGGGTCGCAGTAGAACAGCGTGTCGGGGCGATCATAGCGCTCGAACATTTTTGCCCAATCTCCCTGCTCCAGCGTCACCTGTGACAGCCGGGCATGAGCGTCAACTAGGTCATTCTCCAATGTCAGCAGGTTGAATTTCGGGCGTGTGGTTGCCGCCGTGCCGAAGGTCTGGCCTGTCGCTCTGCCACCAAAGGCAAGCTTCTGCAGGTAGAGAAACCGCGCAGCGCGCTGCACATCGGTCAGCGTTTCCGGCGGCGTGTCACGCAGCCAGGACCACTGATCCCGGCTGACCAGCACCCACTTGAATTGCTTATACAGTTCCTCCAAGTGATGCTTGACCACCCGATATAGGTTGACGATCTCGCCATTGATATCGTTCAGCACCTCAATTTGCGACGGGGACTTCGCGAAAAAGATACCCCCTGCCCCAGCAAACACCTCTACATAGCAGCTGTGCGCGGGAAACAAGGGAATGATTGAACTCGCCAGACGGGACTTTCCACCCATCCACGGGAACAGCGGTTTAGCCATTGGGGATTCCTCATATTTGCCGATTAAGGTAGGCTCACCGCGCTGTGTCGACACAGCGGCGGGCCTTGCTTGGCAAACGAGGTATGCTCTCGCTTGTTAGGACCACCCAGGTGTTACAGCACCCGGGTGGTGCCCGTCTCTCACACCTGAACGGTGTAGGAAGGTAGGTTCGGGGCCTGGCCCCGAATTTCTCTTACGCTTAGCAGTGGCTCACACCTCGACGGTCGATACCGTCAACACCGGCACTTCATAAGACAGCCGGCCGTTTTCGATCATTGCTTTCTTGGTGGCGGCCACATCTTCGCCTTTCACGGTGATGTTGATGCCATCGCGGGTTTGCACGGTGCTGGTGCCGTCGCCGTTGTTGCTCTGCACGGTCACCACATACCGGCCCTCGCCTTGCAGCAAGCGCCGGAACTTCAGCCAGGGGTTACGGGTACTCATGCGCTGCGCTCCAGGGTCACGGATTGATAAATCTCGGCACCTCCCGCTTTCTGCACACTGATCGACACAGCAAGCACCAGGGCCATGTAGTCGAGCAAAGGGTCATCGTGCATGACTTTCACCATCATCCCAGGCAGAACCACCCCCGGCGCGGCCCCGGACTCAGGAATGAGCACGCTCAGGGTTTCCACCACCTTGTTCCCCGCCCCGGCCAATTCGGCTGTACCGCGGCTAATGGCGGGCTGGCTATCAGTGATCAGGTCTTCGTAAATGTCAGGCATCGGGGCCGTGCCACCACTGCCAGCACGCTGCACATCAACGGCTACCCCTTGGCTAACACCGCTCACATAGCAGGCATTGAACGCGGGTGCCGGTTCGTACTGCGCGGAGCGCGAGCGCACCATGCCAATGTAGATGCCTGCATCCGGCGTCGCCGTTTCCCAATTCCACGGCGCCACCTTGTAGCGAGGCTGCACGGTCCAGTTATCTGCCGCCATGGCAGGCACCATAATCCCGCCTGCCGCCGTTACAATTTGCGCCACCACCTGCGCTGGAGACTTATCACGGAAGCTCAACGCCCCGGGCGGAATCGGCCAATCCGGCAGGTCCTCATCGTTTCCGGTTGGCCAAGTCAGGGAGAAACCCGTGTTTTGCAGCTCTGCCGTTGCCGCCTGGGCAGCGGTGGTAGCGCTCGCGTTGGTATAGCTGCGAGTCGGCGCGAATGGCGCAGCCATATACTGCGTGCGGCTCACACCGGTGATGGTGAATTTTTCAGTAGGGAAACGCTCATCACTGGTGTAGCGCTCGATAGAGAATACCCAGTCGTGGGAGTTGATCGTCACGCTGATATCTTTCATGCCGCCGGCACCAGGCGCCACCAGCGCCAAAGAGCCCTGCCCGTAGAGCGTGCCGGAGAATTTCCACGCCCATGAATCGATATCCAGCCCGATGGTCACCCCTTGAATATCCAGCGGTGTACCCGTCGCAACGTCCGTAATTTGCAGCGTATTCATAATCAGATAGACCGTTTTGAATTCCGGCGGCTCCACCGGATCAGGGTCCGGGTTTGGCTCCACAGGGTATGGGAGGTTGTAGTCATGCCAAACGCTCTGGCCAGCGCCCCACGGTAGGCGCTGACCGCAATCGCGGGGCTCAGCTTGGCGGGCTGTGATTCGGTACGTCACGTCATGGGGCACGCTCGGCCGCGCCGGCTTCACCCAGCCGAACCGAAGCTCGACGTTATCCGGGTCTGTAATCTCAATCGTGCCCGAGTCGGCGGCGAGCGTGATCGTGGTGGCCGTGTCGGTCTGCAGGAGCGCGTAGCGTTCGGCCGCGTCGTCGTAAACCGTGCCGGTCAGGTTCACCGAGTACCAGGCAAAGCCCCTCTCTGCATCTCTGGCGGGCGTTTTCATTACCCAGGAGCTGACGTAGCCCATACGGTCGATCGAGAACGCTCGGCCCCATGGAAGGCCCTGCTCGCGATCGCGGGCGCCTGACTGACTCCACAGCGCCGCACGCTCGCCCTGCTTGGTGGCTGCCAGCCCCCAAGCCAGCACACCGGCGCTGTCCTTCTGACCGGATGCCTCGAAGCGGGCACGGATCCCGAGATCCTGGTCGGTCGCCCGGATCCAGCGCAGGCCGCGCTCGCCGCCCGCTGGTGTCGCCGGGGTGATCGTGATCGAGGTCGCCCCCTGAGCGGATCCCGCCCGTTGAATAGGCGCCAGGTACTCAGCGAAAAGGCTCGGCTTTGTCCACGGTAGAGGCGGGACAAGCCCTTGGGCGAAGTCCAGGGAGATTGCGAGCGATTCAGTCGATACCGCGTAAGGCCCGCCACGAAAGTTTAGATCAACGCTGCTCCACTGCTCGACGACATAGCTCATTACCTAGCCTTCAAAATCAGGCGGCGCCGCCTTATAGGGGTGTGATGGTGCAAGATTGTCAGCGATGCCCCACTTGTGCGCGAGGTAACCTTCAACCTGTTGCTTCTCAGATAACGAAAAGCCTCCATTCTTGGACCAGACGGCCTCCGCAAACAGGCCCTCAAACTGCCAGCCCGTTACTGCACCTTGGAATAGCTTGTCGATAAGGTCGGCACTAACATCTAGGTATGTAGCAATTACCCATCGATCCTGCACGATCGCATCATAAGCATCGAAACGAGTAGAAACAGGGTAGGCCACACCATCCACTTCCATTGAGGGATCGCCCACGTCGCGATACCAGCTTGTCGAAGTCGCCTTATCAGCAATTGGCAGATAGGCATCATCGCTGTTACCGAAAATGGAGAAGTTAGTCTGAGCGTCCGGCGCGTAAACAAGGAGCATAATATCAAACGTCCCAGCGACAGGAGCCATAGAATAGCTATTGTCTCCGCCATTCCAGCCGATAACAGTCAGGCCATTAACTGGTGCCGGCTCCACCTTAAACTGCTTGGACGGATTGAGCTGCGTCGCGTCCAGTTCGCCACCAGCTAGATCTTTTATTCTGAAAACTTTGCCGGCCGAAACCTCAACCCCCCCCTGAGCGGACGCATCGAACCACCGCGAAGCACCTGCATCAGTTGGGTTCCACGGCCTCGCCTCCAAGATGCCCTCCAGCGGCCCACTCGCTACCGGCCGGTAGTACGGCAAGGCATTGAAAGTGACGCTCCCACTTGTGACGCTCCCGCTCGTTGACCAGGTCGGCTCCTCAGCGCCGGTAGTGCCGGCGGCCGTCACTTTGTACACATATCCGTTAGGGGCCTCTGGATGAACCACCTGCCCCATATTGAGTGCAGTTTCAGTGGAGAACTCGTCACCGTATTCGTCCAGAGCCAACGCAATAACAGCGCCCGCCCAATCGTTGTAAGTGATATCGAACGTGCCATCGCCAGCGCTCTGCCCTTCAGCCACCACCTGCCGCCCTGCCGGGTCATCCTTAATGACAATCACATCACGGGCAGCAGCCACACCGTCGATTTTCACTGTGCCCGCGACACGCGCCTGAGTAGCCATCAGTTGTGATCCCCTCGCAATTCGATTTTGAGCTGGTCGTCATCGACCGTTGCCTGGCCAGGCAGGACGGTGCGAATCATCCACAGCGGCGCGGCGGCCGCGTCGGTATCAAAGCGCGCCGTATTGCCCACGCTCCAGCCGGAGCCCCAGCCGTCGGACCGAATGGTGAAATAAGGCGCGCCGGTTTGCGGGTTAACGGGGGAAAAATCCACTGCCGTGGAACCGGTGGCCACGAGACCCCGCTCCTCGCCGTAAAGCTCAAAGGCGGTTGTCGACGTAAATTTGATCTTCCACCGCTCGGGCACACTGCCCCTGTTGTCGATCGCGACCGGGTAGGCGATCAAGTTGTAATTTGCGGTGGTCTCTTGGCCGGTGCCGTCGTAGTCGCCCGGGTCCACGGTGTAGCTCACCCAGTTGCGCACACGGGCGCGCAGATCGCCCAGGTACACGGCTGAGGCGACCCATGTGTCATCCGCTGGGAAGTCGTGATAAAGCGGCTGCGCCAGTTGCAAGGTGCCATCGATGCGGGCCTCTGTGCAGAGCGCCATATCGTCAATCCGGTGGACAAAGTGCAAGTCACCGCTCAGGGCGTTACTGTCGGCGTCTTGAGCTGTGAAGGGGTTGGCGAGGGTGGCAGTGCCGGCGTCCTTGTCCAGCACATACATGGCCGGGTCCAGCCGCGTACCCGCATCATCTTCAATCCAGGCATCGTGGAGCAGATCCCGCCCAGCATTGACTACCTGGTCAGCCACCGGGCTGGCGATCAGGTCTTTCTGGGTATGGGTAAGCACGAGAATATCGGCATCACGCAAAATCGGGACGCGCCCGTCAGCAGGCAGCCGCACCGGGTCGAGGCCCAAGATGGCAGGATCAAGCGGAATCTGCTTAAAGCTCACCGCGTTGTAGTACAGGCTTTCGGCTGTTACCGGCACCGGAAACTGAATCTCCACAATGCCGTCCTTGAGCGTCACCTCGCCGGTGATGCCATCGCCACTGACAACACCCTGATTATCCGCCTCACCGTTGTACTGCTCGCCAGTCGCAAAGTTTTGCGCCCGCACCGTGAAGCCATTCGGGCGCAGCGGTGCCGCCGAGGTGCGGAATGTCGCCCCACGGGTGACGCTCCAATCATCGCCAATCAGAATTGAAATAGGCGTCACCGTGGCCGATACCGGCCGCCCAGAATAGCTACTGATCGTGACCATGCCAGATGTGTAACTGATCGTCCCGAGTGCAATGCCGGTGCCCGTGGTGGTGTTGTAGTTTCTCAGCAGGCGCCCTTCCCCATCATCGAACCACAACTCGCCACCAATACTTAACACAACGCTACCAGGCACAATCGGCGAGCTTTCTGTGATATAGAACCGCCAGTCCTGATCTGTACCTGCAAATAATTCCTGCGCAGTGACTTCTGTCCCCGCCGCAAGCTGGTACCCCACATCCACGTCGTGGCTGCGAATTTCCTCTGTCTCTACTGTTGTCTGATAAGACGCCGCCGAACCGGTAAGCGACGATTGAGTGACCATTCGGATAGTTGCCATGGGCGTGCCTTATGCGTTGACCTGTTTCAAGAAGGTATTACCGGCGATAACCAACTGACCGGTGGAATAATTCACAGTCCCGATCACCTCAAAATCCCGGCGGCTGACAAGCGAACCATTGCCGTTATCCGTCACCCAGTGAGACTGATCGATATAATTAGTGCTGAGCACTTGCCCAGCACCATCTTTAACGGTCCGTTTCACCGATTTAATCATGGTGAAATCCACAGACCCCGGCTCAATGCTGGATGCCGTTTCAATCACAATATCCGCCTGATTACTGTTGTTCGGCACAGTGACAGTTGTTGTGAGCTCAGCCTCATCCTTGTGCGTGTAATCGACGGTCACATCGCCATCAGCCTGGAGCGCAGTGGTAATATCGATTTCACCGCTGGCATAGTTAATCTGCCCTGTAGCATCACCGGTGATGGAACCATCGCCAGCCACATCAGTGGCTGTTTTCTGGACACTGCTAACCTCCCAAGTGAGCGTGACAGACCCAGCCACCACTTTGCGGTTTGCCAGGCGAATGCTCAGTGGGGTAACACCGGCGTAGGCCTCCGGGTCCTGAACGTAAATGCTTGAGTCTGTCCAACGATAGAAGATGACCGACCCGGCATCTGGCTGCGCCTGCAAGGTGGCAATCACACTGCCCGAGTCGTAACTCACCTGCCCCGACCCATCACCCACCATATTGCCGGTGCCGTCGTCGCGAATGGTGTACCACTTGCCCAAGTAGCGATAACTCAAGTGCAAGGAAAGCGGTGCAGGCGCCGGATCGAGACTGAGGACGTAATTGAAGTTTCGGTTTGAATCCTCAATGTCGATGCTGCCGGTGTTGGGGATCTGCTGGCGCAAGGCGCCAGGCTTATAGGAAAGCGTTGTAGAGCCCGACGCACTGCCCCCCCATGTGACCGTACCCGTTGCATAATCAATGGCGCTGCCTTCCAGAGCACCGGGCACCCCGCCACTGGTAATCAATACACCGCCTTTATCGCTGTAGGATTCACCACCCAGAGAGAACGACACCGACCCCGGCACCACGGCGGTGGGGAGCGTTGATGCTTCACCACTGGCCACAGTCACGGCCAGGCTCACGCTATCGGAGCCACCGGCCACAATCTGGTTCACATAGCCGCCGGGGCGCTGATCAATCACAGCAGTTTCATTGCTGGCCGTGGGAATGATCGGGGCGAAGGTATCCGCCACCTGAATGGTCAGGTCCCCCGAAGCAGCCGCCTCCCCAAGCGAGGTGGAGCCGTAATACTTGGCGGACGTAGCGGGCTGAGTGCTATAGATCAGCGAAGGGCCCGCTGGTTTGGGGCTCGGGTCTGACGCTGGGTAATCGCGCTTTAGCTCTGCAGACAGCTCCAGAATGTACTGGTCCGCTTTAAACGTGCGAATATCGCCACCGTTCACTTCATAAGTGAAGGTCGCTTCAATGTGCTGCACATTGAGGATCTTGATGAACTGCTGGGTGCCGAGATCCTGCCCTTCTTGGAGCAACAGCGTGTCGCCAATCTCAGGCGCGGCAATGTTGTTCACCGTGGGTGCATAGCAAATGATTGAGCGCTGACCTTGCAGCTGGTTACCCCGCAGCGCCAAACCGGTGACAGGGCCGGGAATCACAAACGATTCCACCCGCTGCCGCGCCGCCTCGCGCTCATCGTAGAAATTCTGCGTGGTAAACAGCAAACCAGACACATTCGGGTCCAGCGGCTGGGCACTCAGAATAGAGTGCGCATCCAGGTAAAGGTCTGTGGTTGCGGTATCCACTTTCAGAAACGCCTTACGCAAGCTCACTTCACCGTAGGTTCTGTCCACACGGGAAATGTCCTCGAAGAGGTTATTGATATCACCATCAATCACCTCGTTACCCGTCATCTGCCCACCACCATCTTCGTTGTCGGTGAGCCGTTCGGGCTGCATCAGTTTGATATCGTCGCTTGTGATCGCCACGCGGGGGCTCCTATTGCGGGGGCTCTACAGTCAGCAGCCGGAGGGTCGCGGTGTACCACGCCCCCGGCTCCAGGCTGATATGGGTGTGTTCTTTAATCGGAGTGGCCTCAACGGCAACACCCCGGGCGCGGTCAAACACAACGGAAAATTCACGGGCGTCATCCAACGTGAGCTCCATTGCAGCAAGCCCTGCAGATTCTTTGGCCACCAGAGCATCCAGCGTGGCCCGTTCCAGCCAGCCCACCAGCGTCACTGCCTGGCCGTACTGCTTCACGCCACTTTGAATAATCATGCCGCCAGTGAGGCTGCGCTCTTGAGCCTGGGCCACGCCGTTGTGGCTGAATTCGTCTTGCCAGATTAGGTTGTCGGTGAGGTCGATCTCATCAAGCGTCACTGCGTTGCCCTCATGCCGGCTTCATTCAGGAATTCCATCAGCCTGTTCACGTCATCCGGATCACCGGCCAGTGAAGACGTACCGCCATTCGGTAGCGCAATTTCAACACGCTGGGTGGGCGTATTAGGCTGGGTCGTTGCCTGCTGGCCACCGCCCTGCCCTTGCGCCTGCTGGATGCGTTGTTGCCGCGCATCCGCCTGCGCCTTCACTTCTTCCTGTTTCAGGTCCTGCACGCGCTGGCGGTAAATTTGCTCGTTGATCTTCATGGCCTCGGCATACTCACGGGCCGCACGGCTTGCCCCTTGCTCGGACGCGGCTTTCATTTGCCGCTGTAGATCCTTCTGCCGTTCCTCAAACCGCCGCCGCTCAATATCCTGCGCGGTGCCGTTCATGTTGATCAGCTCGGTGCGTAGGCTCTCCGTAGTGCTCGCCGCACTGTCGGCCAGGCCATCGAGCTGCTGTTTGGCGCTTTCAATCGCCGACTTCAGGGTGGACAGCTTCTCTTCGCCCAGCAGCTTGGCACCTTGCTTAGCACGGCTGGCGGCATTTAAGAAACTGTTCAAATTACCGCCTTGGCGAGCCATGGCACGGTCGTAATTTTCCTGCGCGCTGGTCACTTGTTCCTGCACCGCCGCTTTTGTTTCGTAAACCGTTTTCAGCCAGGTGCCGATGCTCAACACGGCAAAGTCCGTTTGCTCTTTGTAGAGTCGGTCGAACAGTTGCCCCGCCCCCTCGCCGGTGTCGTAGAAGCTTTGGCGGATACCGGTAAAAATTTGCAGCAGTGCCGCACCGGCACTACCCGCTTTGCTGGCGCCTTGCTGGGCTTTGTTGCCCACCTCTTGCGCGGCTTGGCCTTGCTGCTGGTAGGCCTGAGTGGTTTTTTGGGCGGCCTGCGCTTTTTGGTTTTCGCCAGCAGTGGCTTGCTCGGTGGTTTTTTTGGCAGATTCGGTAGCCGCCTTGGTGCGCTTCAGCACATCGTTTGTGGCGGCAGCAACTTCCCGCATGGCTTCGGCATACTGGCCCTGCGTGAGAATGTTTTCCTTCATCGCCTGGTCCAGCTCTTTCACCAACGCCGCACCGCCTTCCTCGGACTCAATGGCACTCAGAGCTGCCTGAAAGGCTTCCAGCAACACCTTTGCGGATTGCTCACCTTCCAGCCCCGCTTTGGCAATTTGCTTATTGATGGACTGGAACTTGGTGATGGCCTCTTTTTCCAGCTCTGTCATGCTGTCGGTGATTTTACCCAGGTCGAGGTCCAGCTCTTTCAGCGCCGCACCCAGCTTGCTGCGCGCCGCACGAGCAGCACGATCAGACGCAGAGACTTGCTTGGCGGAGGCCTCGTCACCCTTGCTGATTAGCGCAGCAAGATCAGCGTTAATTTTCTTTCTGGTAGACTCACTGGCCGCTTTTTGACGCTCGGCGGCAGCCTCTGCCGATTCCGCACTATCAAGAAAGGCTTTGCTAAAGTGGCGCTTAATATCCTCGCCATCTTCAGCGACTTTATCGACCAACTCGCCGGCGGCACCTTTCGCTCTGTCCGCGAACTCTTTCAGCGAGGCAGACAGATCACCAGCCCCAATCAACCCCGTTAGTTTTGAAAAACCCTCTGCAATACTGCCGATAGCTGCAAGCCAAATAGCGGCCCCGGTTCTGAATCCTGCAGTCAGCCCATTCCAAAATATGGCGAACCCTGAGCCGAAACGCTCAATGGCATTCAGGGTTGTCCTGAAGGAATCAGAAACGCCCTGTGCCCACTCTTCAATGCTGCCGTCTTTTTGCATTTCCCGAAGAGTGGTCAGCAACTCTCTCATCCGGACTTTTATTGCATCTAAAGCGCCCAGTTCACTGGCCAGCGCAAAAAAATCCGTGAACTCTTTCCGAAGAGAAGACAGCAACCCCCTAGCGCCATCAATGCGATCAGCCCCTGCCCCTTCGGACATCCGCCCCAGCTCATCGATCAATCGGCTCAGCACATCAGTGCCGAGCAAACCATCACTAGCCATCTGCCGGATCTCGCCGCCAAAGCGTCCGGTAACATTACCCAGAGCTTCCATAATCGGAATGCCCGAATCGGTAATGCTGTTCAGCTCTTCCAACTGCAGCCGGCCGCTCTGCCAGGCTTGGCCCAGCTGGGTGATCACGGTATCCAGCGTTTGTGCGCCGCTACCGTATTTGGCATTGGCATCGGTCAGGCTTTGCAGGGAACCGTTAAGGGGATCAATACCAGCAACTTTTAGTCGCCGCGCCGCTTCGGCTGTGTCGCCCAAGCTCTGGCTGTTCCGCTCGGCAATGCGGTCGACTTCAGCCAACACGCGCCGGCCTTCTTCCATGGAGCCGTAGAGCGCACCGAATTGGCGTTCCAATTCCTCCAGATCGCTGCCAGAAGTAACCAGCTTCTCCAGCCCTCGCCGCAGCAACTCAAAGACACCGACACCCGCCGCCAACCCCAGCAGCTTGCCCTTAATGCCATCCACGGCACTACCGAAGCGGTTACCCTTGGCGCTGGCCAGCTCTAGCGCCTGGGCATGCTCACGGGCCTCTGCGGTGGCTTTGCTCAGCTTCTGCTGGGTTTGATCCAGCTCCTTCTGGATGCGGTCTTCCGCCTGCCCCAGCTCGTTGGTGTCGATTCCGGCTTTATCGAGCGTGCGGCTGTATTTGGCCAGCTCTCGGTTGCTGCGCCCGTACTCGGTGGTAGCAATGCTTTGCGCGGTTCGCGCTTGCCGCACTGCCACGGAATATTCAGCCTGGCTCTGCCCGGCCTTTTTGCCTTCGCGCTTCAGGTCTTCATAGGTATGGACCTGTTTATCCATTTCCTTGCGCGCTTTCTCGGCCGCTTCCTGTGCCGCTTTCCAACCCTTGGCCGCTTCCTGCTGTTTATCCAGTTCCCGCAGTTCCGCTTCCAGCTTTTCCGCTTCGCGCTGCACTTCCTGCAGGGATTCCGCAGCCGGATCTGCCTCTGGGCTGATCGCGTTCTTGGCCTTCAGTACAAGGCTGACTACGGCTTCTTTAAGTGCCACGGGTATTGCTCCAAAAAAGAACCCCGCCGAAGCGGGGTTTAAGGACTAGGGAAGCAGGGTGGTGCTTTAGTCGAGCATGATCACTTCAAAGGGGCTGGCTTTGCCGGCGGGGGTACGCAGCGCACCACTCAGCTGACCATTGATAAACTCATCGCTCATCAGGTCGGTGGCTTCGGAAGCGTTCAGTACGGCTTCATGCACGATCACCCGGGCCTTCTTGCCGGTGGCCAAGTTCTTGCCTTCCAGAATGATGTGGCGGGGTTTCTGGATTTCTGTGGCACCCAGCACCTGCGTGCCGGTCTCGCCGTTGTAGCCGTAGTCCACTTCCACTTCTGTGGCGGCACCCGCGTTCAACGCTTTGATGAGGCCGGCATCGGTGTCCACTTCCACGTCAGTACCAACCGCCAGGTTGCTACTGCCGGTGGTTTCAGTCACCTGGACGCTTTGATCATCGATGTTCGCGTGCGCCAGCTTCACCCACTGCCCTTCGATCAAGGTGACGGTTTCCGCCGTTACCGTGCCCGCAGTAACACTGTGGGCAGCACTGGTGCCCCCCAGCGCTTCGGCCAGCAGTTCCGCTGGCAGGGAATCAAAGGTGATGGCCATTTGCGCCGGATCACCGGGAATGTTCACTACATCCAGCGCCTGGCCGTAGGTAGCGGGTTGCTTGGAAATCCGGTTGCGCGCTTCAGTGCTTGGCGGGGTGAGCTCAAAGCTGGGGACGTTGATGGGGCCATTGAATGCGCCGATAACGCCCTGCTCTACCGGGGCAATGTAGACCTTGCCGGCAAAGATGAGGCCGGTGTCCTGGTAAGACATGCTGTTCTCCTTTGGCGCAGGGCGCCGATGGGTTGGGGTTTACGTTTTAGGTTCGAGGGTCATCTGGTAGCGAGCGGTGACGGTGAGCGCCACCCAAGCCACCGGATAACCTTCTTCGGGAATGTTGTATTCGGCATCGCCCACTTCACTGTCGAGCGCGTGGCCGTCGAGCTGTTCCGTGTTGTTGCGGTCGGCCAGGGCGTTGATCAGGTCGTGCAGGTGGCGTTGCAGTTTCAGGGCGACACCTGCTTCGGCCTTTTCGGCCACGATGATCTGGTGTGACACTTCGCGCACCAGCCGCCCGCCACTGCTTTTACTGGCGCGGCGGTCATCACCCGGTTGTAGGGCAATAAACGGGAACGCCTGCTGCTGGTCCATCACTAGCGCGTGGGCCAGCCAGCCTTCGTACAGTTCGGCGCCCGCATCGCTGCTGTAACCGTTTGCGGTGGCGATGCTTTCCAGCCGCTGCCGGTACACGGCATAAATAGCTTCGCTGGGGATCATTCAAATGCCTCCAACAACAGACCGGCCACTTGCCGGGCGGCACGGTCCTGCAGTTCCGGCGCAATGTCGTTACGCACGGACTGAAACACCTGGCTCACACTGGGGCCGTGCAGCACTTTGTAGGCATCGCGCCCTTGGCCGGTACGCACGGCAATGCCCTTGGCACCGCTGCCGCGCAGCCCGATAAAGAAAAACTTTGGCTCGGTATAACGCCGGCCGGGCTTCACCATGCCGGTAACGCCGCCATGCTTGGTGCTGCCTTTGCCACGGCGCGAATGCTTCTTGGGCACCCTCAGGCCACGGTTTTCAAACCGGGAAAGCAACACGCCACGACGGGTGGCCTGCACGCCGGACGCCCATGAGCCGCCCTTTTGCGCGGGGGGCAGCACACGCAGGTGCCGCTTGATGTAGGGCTTGCCCAACGCCACTTGTCCAGCAATGGCAGATACCGCCCGCTCACGCCCATGCTTGGCGGCATCGCTGAGCACCGTCTGTAGGGCCACGGCACTGTGTTTACCGGTGAGCTGCGCCATGGCATCGAGCACGATTTTCATGTCCCGGGTGGCTTTGCTCATTGGGTCACCTCCACCACCAGGGTGGTGTCGTTGTCGCGCTCCAGGGTGTGCACTGTCCAGACCTTCCCTTTCATCGCGATCTTGTCGCCTCGGCGCGGGTACGGCCACGCAGCTTTGGGGTACTCGATATAAATCAGGGTGGCGATCAGGGCGCTCATGTCGTCGCGAACGTCGTCGTAACTCAGGGTGGCGACGGTTTCCGGGCTGGTGCCCCGCTCCGGTTTCAGTGGCCCGGCTGTGATGGTGGCCGGGTCACCGTAGAAATTGAAAACGGCGCCATCCAGCGCCGTTTTGTAGCCATCGAACTGGCTCATGGTTAGAAGCTGCTGTTCAGACGCACGCGGCAAACGACGTCACCATTCACGCCGCCTTCCACAAACACGCCTACGGCCGTGTTGTCAGTGGATACGGTGGTGATTTCGCTGCCGTCCCAGTAAGCAGGATCCCCCACTTCAGGTTCGTCGGCAGTGGTTTTGGGAAGCTCGAACACGCCACCGGTTTTCAGAGTGAGCTCTTCGTTGGCAGCCGCGCCATGCAACGCCACACCGAACAGAGAGCCCATAACAACCAGGTCACCAGAGGCGGCCAGGGCGGCAGCAATGACGGTGATGTTCTCGCCACGCTGGATGAAGTTTTTAGCCATGATTGCACCTTTGCATCCCTCGTCGGGATAGATGGGTAAATTAGGTGCGGGCCCCGAAGGGCACCGCGGGGAGAGAGGGTTTAGCCGGGGTTATGCGCCGGCGTTTTTGAACAGGCCACGGTGATCAATGACGCCGGCACCGAAGTCCAGACGCGCTTTGATCTTCACGCCATCCACGTCGAAGCCCTGCTGGGTTTCGATGTACACACCTTCTTCACCGGTGAGGTAGGCGTATTCGATGGTGTCGATACGGGACGGCGCAGCCGCCAGATACCAAGAAGATCCACTCTTCTCATCCAAGCGCGGCTCAACGATAACCGTGAGGGTGCCCGCGAACGGGTTCACGTCGCTGGACTTCGCGCTGAGGATTTCCGCAACGATCTGCTGGGCCTTGGTTTCCAGTGCCGCCGGCACAATCAGGAATTCCGCCTGCAGGTTCAGCGGGCGCTTGCTTTTAACGCCTTTCTGTAGACGCAATTGCTTGCGGCCTTCAGAGAGCGTTTCCACACTCAGAGCCCCGGCAGTGCCCAGGTTGTTGTGGCTGGCATGGAACAGGGTGACGTTATCAGCCATTTTCACGTTCTCGGTGATCAAGGCCCACACTGTGTTGCTTTCCAGTTCCGCAGCGCTGGCACCAAAGGCCGCTGGCACCCGGCTGAAAGCGTCCAGGTCATCGTTAATGATGGTCTGGCGGGTCAGGGCGATGATCTTGCCGTAGGTTTCCAGCTTGTAACGCTGGTTGTCTTCACCCATGGAGCCATATTTGTATTCACCCGCTTCATTGACCTTCTCCAGCTCGGGCGCATCACCCAGCTGCGCCCGGTTAATGAACTTGAAGTCGCTGGCGCTGGATTGGCGGCAGAATGCCTTGAACGTCTGCGGTGCCGCTTCATACCCGGCACGCAGGGTATTGTTCGCCACATCCGCCAGGATGGCCGGGAAGTCGTCGGTGGAGTGCATGGCTTTGGCGGCGATTTCCATGCCAGTCATGCCACGGGTGGAGCCCCCGCCCGCGTGGATCACTTCCGCAGCCATATTCAGCAGGTTCATGCCACGAAAGTCGCGCGCTTCATCCGGCAGCTGGTTAGCCCCCGGGTTAACGCGATTCATCAACGCTGCCACCATGCCGGCACGCAATGCTTCACCGTTGTGGCCCACGACGATGTGACCACCAGGCACATTGTTCTGGCTGCGGGTGGCCAGCAGGTTCAGCACTTCGTTGCGGGCATCCGCCACGCTAGTGCCGGTGTCGATCATGCGGTTCAGATCCGCTTCTTCGACACGGTGGGTGGATGCCAAAGCGCGCAGAGCGCTGACGCGGGTGCGCTCTTGGGCGATGGCTTGGGTAGCTACTTCGCCCGCGTTCTGGGCAGCGGCTGCCGGTACCGGCGGGGGGTCATTACGGGTACCACGGTTCTGGGCACCAGCGGCGGCCAGGGGTGGCTCCTCTTCTTCCTCGCCACCACCGGCAGCTGCAGCGGCCTGGGCTTTGGCTTCAGCGGCAGCCACACGGACTTCCAGCTGCTCATTGGTTTCGCCGGCATGACGGGACAGGCCCACCGCCTTCGCGCGTTGTTCGAGAGTCATAACATTACCTTTCGGGTTGGTGTTTGCGGCAGCGGTGGCCGCCGTGATTTGGCCCGAAGCGGGCCGGTGATACAGGTTGACTGCGCCAGCTGGCGCATTCTGGAATGCGGCGAGATCTGCCTGGGCGACAGCCTGCACCGGTTCAATCAATTCATCGGCAAAGCCCAGCTCTACGGCTTGCTCACCGCTCAGCCAGGTTTCTGCCGCCATCATGGCTTTGAGGGTGTCTTTATCCAGGCCGGTTTTGGTGGCGTAGATGTTGGCCAGGGTGTCTTCAAACTGGTCATACACATCGGCCGTGCGGCGGTGGTCGTCCGCCTCTCCCAAGCTTGGGCCACTGGGCTTGTGGATCATGATGAAAGCGTTGGCCGGGATGCGGACCATATCGCCGGCCATGGCGATAACGCTGGCCATGCTGAGCGCGATGCCATCAATGGTGACTTCTACACGGCGCTCGCTGTTGGCCAGCGCGTTATAGATGGCGAGGCCTTCAGTGATAAACCCGCCTTCACTGTGGATCCGCACGGACAGCGGGCCATCGTTCAGGGATTCAACTTCACGCACGATGGTCATGGCGTCGAGGCCATCCCACCAATCACCGATGACGCCGTAGAGCAGCAGCTCACCTTTGGCGTTGATCTGGTTTGTTGCAGACAAAGCGAGTCCGCCGTTGACCGCTTGGGCCAACGCTTTCAGTTTCCATTTAGGCATGGGGTGCTCCGGTTATTCGTCGCCGGGTTCGGGGTATGCCGCGCCGGGGGCGCGGGCCTGGGTAACGCCGGCATCACTCACGCGGCCTGCATCGGTGGTAACGATAATGCCGTCACGGTTGAGGCTGTCGCGTTCTTGTTTGATTTCGGCGAACACGTCTTCGGGCTCAAAGCCCATGGAGCGGATCTGTTCGGATAGCGAGCCCAGGCCTGCGCGAACCATGTCGACAATCGGCGGAATTTCCCGCGATGGGTCGATCATTTCACGGCGCGGCGGGGTCCATTCCCAGCGCACGGGCTGCTTGATTTCACCGACCAGCATGGCCGCCTGGTTGAACCATTCGGCCACGCCTTGGCACACGGTGGGTATCAACGATGCCCAGCGGTATTGCTCCACGTTGCGGGTGAATTCCAGGTGCCCCATACGCCCGCTGCTAAAATTCACGCGCTCCAGGTTGCCGGTGAGCGCGGCGAACGGTACGCCGTAGGCGATGGCGATGGCGTGTTGTTCAACGCTAACGAATTCACCATGGCCGGATACGCTAGGCGGGTTGTTGAAGCGCACGTCCTCGCCGGTTTTCAGGCGCGGGAACATGCCGGGTTCCAGCTTTTCTGGCAGCACGTCACCTTTGCGATCGGTGTCGCCTTCTGGCTCCACCACGACGCCCACCAAGCAGGCGGCGCTTTTGGCGGCCTCGATGCGGGCATCTTGGTAATCGTCCAGGTTCTTCATGCGCATGATGGCGGCGGTGCCACGCGGCACGCCGCGCACTTGCCCTGGGCGCAGCATTTCAAACAGGTGAATCACATCCGCCGCCGGCGTGAGCTTGCTGGCACTGAAACCGCCCAGCGCATCACCGGGGTGGCTGGTGTGCAGCCAGTAGCCCACGCGCTGGTGCTGCGCGTTGAACTGCACGCCTTGCACGGCGTAGCCGCCATTCATCTGGCCGTTTTTGGTGTGATCCAGATAATCACCTTCCAACAACCGCAGCTTGAGCGGCACTTTCAGGGCGGGGTCTCTGTCGGTCACACGCACGATAATCGCATCGCCGCTTTCTACAGCGGTGCGCACGGCCAAGGCTTGCAGGCCGTACAGGTTATGCCGGCCGTCATAGTCGATGGCCGTGCTCTCGCACCAATTCAGCATGGTGCGCTGGAGCGGTTTCTTTTCTTCAGCATCGCTCACCAGCGCACTGGGGCGGATGCCAGTGCCGACGATGTTGGTGGTGAGCACCCGCACTGCGCTGGCGGCATACGGGTTGTTTCGCACCAGCTCGCGGTGCCGGGCACGCAGCAGTGGGAGCGCGGCGCGGCTTTCGGCGTTGGCGCTGCTATCGCTGCCCCGTGTCCAGGTGTTGCGCCGGCCTTTGCCAGCACCGTCGTAGCCGTTCACGGCGCGCAGGCGATCCGTTACCACGCGGGCACGGGTGCGGCGGGCTTCGGCTTCCGGGGAAAACCAGCCGATGGTGCGATCAATCCAGCTCATTGATACCCCCGGTCAAACGTGGGGGCATACGCCCGGTGTTGGCCACCGGCGTTTGGGCCCTTCACACTTTTGCGGATCATGTCGCGCACACGAATCATGTCATCGAGGCTACGGAATTCCGTGGTCTTACCGTTGTGCGTAATGCGCAGGGTGCCTGTGGCAATCGCGGCTTCAATGCGATCCAGATCTGCTTGCTTGTAAGCCATGGGCGGTTACCAGTAGTTGGATTTGCGGCGGCCACCGCCGGCGTCTTCCGGGGTGTCATCGCCACCGAACAGGTCGCTTTGTTTGAGCTGGGCCTCAAGCTGATCCCAGCGTTCATCTTTCCAGGTGTGCAAGCGCAGGCTGTAGGCCGCGTGCAGGGCGTAGACTTCGCAGTCAGCCGCTTCAATGGGCTGGCCGGGTTTGTCGTGCCACACGAGCTTGCCGCCCATGCGGGCGTTGGGCGCTTTGATCACACCGGTGAGTTGTTCGTAGTAGTCGTCGCGCACGTTGGTGTACCAGTGCATGCGCCCTGGGCCTTCACCTTGCAGGCTGAGCCTACCGCCTTCGCCGAAGATCAGGTCTTTGGCTTTGTGGGTGCCCACCTGGTACACCTGCAGGCCGAATTTCGCGGCCTTGGTTTTGTGCCCGTTCTTTTTGCTGTAGTCCGTTTTGCGCGGGGCGCTGAATATCTCGCGACGGCCGTAATCGTTACTGCTGCCCTTGATGGCCATGACGCCGCGCTTCTGCCGGGGGCGTACCCAGTTGTACACCTGCTCGGTGCTGTGGCCGCCGGAGTCGATGCTGATGGCTCGCGGGATCATCCTGAATCCGTCCGCGCTTTTGCGGGGGGTAAACAGGAAATCATCAAGCTCTTTCCAAACCGGGTCGCTGCTATCAGTGGTGCTGACCTTGGCGAAGAATTCGCCCCAGTAGATCAGCCAACCTTCCATGCCTCTGCCCCAGGCACGCAGCACAACGGCAACGCGATCGCGTTGCACATCGATGCCGGCGGTGAGGATCAGGCCGCCGTGAGGCACCACCAGTTCGGGGTAATCTTCCGCGCGTTCGCGCAGGGCGTCCGCATCGGGAGCTGCGGTTTCGTATTCAAAGGTGCGGCCCAGTTTCTGGTTGGTGAACGTGATCAAACCAGAAAGGTCGCCTTTCTCAGCCAGGTGATCCGCTTTCAGCTTGTCGCGCACCACATCCGCGAGGCTGGTACCCGGTACGCAGGCATATAGCTCGCCGAGCTGGGTGAAGCCAGCCTTCCCGTGGAATGGCCGTGTTGGAACCCAGCCACATAGCGGGTCGCCCTGCTCCACCGCGTTGTACACGGTGTCGCGGATGTTGGTTTGTCGCTGGTGATCATCCCAACCGCTGCCACAGCCCGGGCAGCAATACACGGCGGTATCCGGCATGGCGCGGCCGTACACTTCGTGCACTGGGGCTTCGTCATCGGCATCCAGCCAGCTTACGTTTTCCCATGCCAGCACATGGCTCTCTTCGCATTCGTGACACACCACCGGCAGCACCCGGCAATCGGATTCACGCACGCGGTGTTCCGTTTTGCTCAGGTCCTTGATGGTTGGGGTGCCACCCACAATCAGCTTGCTGCCGGGGTAGCGTTTCAGCCGCTCTTCCAGCAGACCGATCGCATCACCCTGCCGCTTCACATCCACGCTGGTATCGTCGGGTTCTTCAACCACACCCACGCCCACCGAGCTGGTGGACTTCACGTTGCCGGGGCTGTTGGAGCCAACCAGTTTCAGGAAACCGCCCGGGAAGGTTTTCAAATCCCAGCGATTGCCCGCCTTGCGGCTGGTTGTCACATCGACCACGCCTTTCATTGCCGGCGTGGCACTGAGGGCAGGCACCAGCTTTTCATCGTGAAAGGCCTTGCCGTCTTTCTCTTTCGCGAACAGCACCATCAGCGGTGCCGGGTGGCCGTCAATGCGTTTGGCCAAGTACCCGATGAGAAAGTAAGTCCAGCCCAGCTGGGCGGCTTTCATCAGGTCCACTTCATCCACACTGGTATCATCCAGCGCAGCAGCTACGCCCAAGAAATAAGGCGAATAATAAAAGTCGTACAGCCCAGCCAGATCACCGATGGTTTCCGGCAGGTGGTAGTGTTCCTGCATCCATTGCGCTGTCGGAACATGCCGACGGGGCCGGAATTTACTCGACGCCCTCAGTAAGACCTTTCGCAGCGTCGCCTGCAAACTCGCCAATTCGCTCAATTGCAGGTTCAACGACATCGCTAAGTGTTGCGGCATCAATAGTGATGCCGTGCTCCTTTTCCAGTGCCTGGCGCAGACGCTCTACCGCACCGCGAATTTCACGGTTCGCATAGCCCGCCCAATTCGTGATTGCCTGGGCAGCTTCTTCAGCCAGCACCAGCAATCCCAGTTTTTCGTTATAGGTCAGCCGACCTAGCGCCGCCTTCACCTGAGCTTCCTCGGTTTTGGCAGCCGCCAGATCCGCTTGTTTCTCACCGCCCCGCCCTGCCGCGTGGGTGCGCAGGTGGTCGCAGTAATCACGCAGCCACTCAGCATAAGAGCCATCGCGGCGCAGGTTTCCATCAGATGCATGCTTGCTAGCCGCCTGCTGGCTAATACCAACCAGCCGCGCGAAGCCAGAAGCCGTTGCTTGTGCATCAAGATCCATGGAAACCACCAATAATCGGGGAACAACTACAACCCCCTATAGAAACCCACATCTGCAAACAACCCGCGCTCTGCGCACCCGTATGCGGTCGATCTCAGGGAGGACCCGCGCGGTCCTATTCCGCCCCCAAGTGAGAATTACTCTCATAACCGGGGCAGACTTTCCGGACGTAATCTTGCAGCGCCGTCAGGGTTCTGATGGCGGCGTCACCTTCGTTAGCGAGTCCGACAATTCTTCCAGCATGCGCTGGCTCAAGTTCGGCTCGAACTGTTGCATCATCCAGGCTTCCGGCGCCGGGGGCTTCAACGGTTCGGCAGCTACTCGCGAGCACTGACAACCGCCGCTCACCAGACAGAACAGCAGCAAGACGCTCACGCTCGGCAGCTTCAGCATTGGCCTTTTCCTTCTGATGCAGCTGGCCAAGCTGGGCCAGCTCTTCACTTAACGTATCGCGCTGTGCGATCAGGAATGACTGATCAACCAAGGCAGCTTCCGCCTGCGCCTCTCTGTACTCAGCAAACGCCTGACCAACCTGCGCGCGGCCCATCAGTAAACCTGTTGAGAAGACAATCGCAACCGCAGCCAGCAGAACAAGACCCCGAACTGTCGCGATGCTCACAGCTCATCCATGCAGAGCGAATACTCTGCCTCACGCCGTTTAACTAACCCACCCAACCGAACACCGCCGGCATAGACCCAGCGCTTCAACTCCGGGCACCATTCCTGGTATGAATCACCTCGGTTAATCCTGACCACCAGCGTGCTGTTACATGCAGCCCCAACACCGACGTTATAAGCCCAGCTCAGAACCGCCGCCCACTGGTTAGGCGTGAGGTAGCCATCAACGCAAGCCTCAACACCAGCAAGGTGGGTACGCATTTCACGCTGGAGCGCAGCATCACATTCAGCATCAGTCGCCGTGTCGCCCATCTGCACATCAGCAGTTATGCCCTCGCAGATCGTGGGCACACCCACCGGGTCAAGGTAAGCAACCAGGCTGCGACCTTCGTAAGGAGCAATCACAGAACCAGCAATGGCCAGCACACCAGCACCAATGATCCCTGCCAAGCGCGCTTTACTGGCCATCACTATCAACCTCTTGAAGTCTATCCAGCCTCAACTTGAACAACCGCTGCTCGCGGCGATCTTTGCGAAACTGATACACCCCATTAATAAACAAGGTCAGCAACGCAGTGAATATACCGACGATGACGCCCCATTCAGTCAGGGTCAGCCCGGCCAGCACCGATACGCCCGCCCCGGCATAGCTGCCAGCAGCGACCACACTGTCCGTCTTTGGCGTCATTAATGGCCCCACCAGAAATAAAAAGCCCCGCCGAAGCGGGACCGGGAGAAAATTGGTTGCAGCAGCAGGAATCGAACCTGCTCCGACCAGCGCCTCACTGGCCTACACATTTTCCCTGCATCAATGGGCTACCGATACAAAGCGTGTGTCGCGCGTAAAAACCCGCCGCTCTACCCTTGAGCTTCGCTACATCACAAACAAAAAAGCCCGCAGGCATAAACCAGCGGGCTCGAATTACAGGCATAAAAAAACCCGCCGAGATTTCTCTGGGCGGGTTTTTCCACGATGGGAAAATGATGGTCGTTTTTGTCCGGTCCGTCAATAGGTCAAGAGAAGAAAAATAAACATTCTCTCATGCGGCCATATCAGCGAACTGATGCCACAAGTGCCGCAGCACTTTATCCTCATGGGTAAAGATCGTTGCCATCATGTCATCAGCCCGCGCTGCCCAAACATCGTTGAACTGTGACTTGCCTATCTTCGCAATCGCCGCCCGGTTCCTCACCGTCAACACACTCTGCCCTGTCGCCTTGCAGGCCGAACAATCCACCCACCGGTCCGCCATCCGCAACAACTCACCATCATCCGACATTTCCGGCTCCTGCTGCCACACCTTGCCACGCCCGCCACACGGTCTGCACCGCATCGGGTGAACCAGCTCAAACACACACAGCGTCGCCAGGCCCTCACAGTAATCCGTCTTCCAGCCACTGCGCATACACCGCCGCCGGAACTCAGTCTGCACCCAGCCGGCCAAGGCCAGCTGCGCCTGGTTGTCATCACAGAACTTTGCCCGCCCCACTAACTCAGCCTCAACAGGCAGGTTACCCATTCCCATAGCGCCCGCCACATCCTGTGGCGTCACTAGCACCACACTCCCACCAAAGCCACCACCATCAATCAGTAGCCCTTTAGCCGTCATCTTTGCCATCAACCGGATCGGATTCATAAAACACCCCTAACCATTTTTGAATTGTTTGTCGTGGAACATGAAAAAATAGAAGGCCGGATGCAGGCCGGAGGGTAAGCCGGAGGGCAAGCATCCATTAACTGACTGATAAATAAGAAAAGGCCGGAGGGCCGGAAGGGCCGGAGGGTGTTTCTCGCGTGTGGGTACAACAAACCGAGATTGTTGCTATCCACCACACCACATAACACGCACACACGCACGCGCGCGTTACCCCTCCGGCCCTTCCGGCCCTCCGGCCTTTCGTTACTATTCAACGGCTTACGAAAAACCGAACCTCCGGCCACCCTCCGGCCTACCTCCGGCCTAGTCATGTGCTGGCTCCAAATTCTTCGCCCAGCGATCAGCAAAGCCACCCAGCCACTCCTTCTGCGCCGTGCCAGCCGGCGGCTCATCCACCTGAATAAACGTGCCCTTGCGCTCGTTAACACCCTGCTGATACTTCACATCGCGCCGGCGGCGCTCCCTACCGGAAAGGGCATTGGAAAACCGCTCACGCGTCATCGCACGCTCACCCGCATCCGAACACCACTGCCGATACACCTGGTACAGATGCATCACCAGGCAAGTCTCATAGGGATACCGGGGCGCCAAGTGCCCAGCCTTCCACTCCATGTGGAACAGATCCCAACTCGGCCTACCAAAATCAATCAACCGAGCCTTCGCCTCAGTCATCGGCGGCTCCCGGTGCGTATCAAACGCCGCAGCCGTTTCCTGCCCCCGGTCCTGCCACTGCATACCGCGGCGAACCAGCCAGCCATAGAACGCTTCCACACCCCCGTTGTTCACCTCATGCAACACACCCTGCTTCAAAGACTCAGGCAACTTAGTGCAAGGCCACACAACGAGCATTCGGCGGTCAGTCGGCTCAACAGGGAAAGGTTGGATCTCATTAGAAAGGAACGCCGCATTCATGTGGTTAGCCTCTTCCCAGCCACTCACAAACTTCTTCTCGATGCGGTGCGTCTCACCGGTAATCATGTGCTTCAGCGTACCGGTGTGGCTGTACTTCTGATCGCGGCTGAAAATCTCCTCAAACAGCCCGAAGAGCTTCTGGCTGCGCCAATCCGTGTACTGCGATTCCAACTGGTGCTGCCCCAGCGTCGCCGCATACTCACCGTACATTGGCTTAATAACCCGCTCGAACAGCAAACTCTTGCCCGTGCCCTGCGTCTCCGAATGCATCAGCACCGCAGTCGCCATCTTCGCCCCCACATGCTGCAGCGGGTAAGCAAACCAGCACATCAACCACTCAAACACCACAGGGTCGTTATTACACAAATGATCAACCAACTGGCGGATGTGGTCGCACCGGCCTGGAGCATTTACCGGCTTCAACGGCAGCCCCCGGAACATATTGATATAGCCATCTTCAGGCCGGTGCTGCTGAATCGGGTCGAACACCAACTTCTCGCGGTCAATCACCTCGCGCTCAGGGTGCTCCAACCACTGCGAATACCAACGGTGCAGCATCGGCTTCAAATCATTCAGCGGCACCACCTCACGCCGCTCACGGTCCCAAGCATTCTGCGAAGGGTAAAGCAGCACATACCGCCGCAACGCTTGCGACAGCTCCCCTCCCCCCCTTTTTTGGGCGGCAGACGCCTCACGGCACACATCCGCGTGCTTCACCGTCCGGCGCTGGTCGCTGTCCTTCCACTGCTTATAAACATCACTACCGAGCCAATCCCTGACCTGCTTTTCCTTCAGCAGCTTCTTTTCATGCGTATCCCAAATGCGCCCTTCAGGCACCGTCCACGCAAACCGCTTAAAGGCCTCATCAAGGTCTGGCACCTCGGCCACATCAGAATCGGAGCTCCCAACATCAGAGGGCGCGGGAGACCCAGAATCATTAGCAGCAGCCTGTAACGCAGCAGCCAGCTGCTCCTTCAACAACACCTTTACTTTGGCCTTACCCAGTTCAGCAACCAGGTCATTCCAATCACCATGCCAAGGCTCAGCCACACATCACCCCCATGCAGCCGGCTTGCCTTATCGGCCCCCGGCCATTACAAACAACAGAGGAACTCGTAAAAACACCACTGGGGGGAAAATGAACAACAAGCCCAAAATCATTCTGGCCGCCGCCATAGGCATCGGCTTCTGGGGACTCATCATTGGCAGCATCATTGGGGATAACCAGGCTAAACCCGCCCCCGAACCGGCCACCAAACAAGAGACAGCAAAGCCCAAAGCCGCCCCCCCAGCCGAAACCGTAGGCAGCTTCAAGCAAGCCATGGAAGCCTGCCCCAACACACCCGCCTGCATTCAACAAGGGCTGCTGGCCGACTATGGCAACATCTGCAAAAACTGGATCAAACAAGAAACAGACAAGCCCTTCACCGCTTCCAGCGAAGGCAAGCTGAATAGAATTTTCTTTGAGCACAAAACCACAGGCCCAGGAACCTACCGGCTGGAAGGCACCGCCATCTACGATCACGCAACCGGCATTCGTTATTGGTATGGCTGCGAAGTAAATACCCAAACCGGAGACATCATCGCCATCGCGCCGCCCGTTTCTGTAGGAACAAAACGGCAGTACAAGCCCTTCAACTAAACTCATGCCGCCTCCCCTTCCGGGAAATGCGGCACCAACATCACCCCCCCAAACTCAGCCTGGCAGCGCTCTGCAGCATCTTGCCCAGCGCGCTTACCAGTGCGGGGGTTAACCTTATCGTTGTCAGCCAGCCAGATCGGCGTCTTACCCTCCAGCAGCCCGGCATCACGAAACGCCTCCGCCACCGTAAACATATTGCCGGAATCAAAGCAGGCCACTACCGGCCAGCCAGAGCCAATCTCATAAGCCGTTGCTGCCGTCGCATAGCCCTCAGCAAAACCCACCAGCTCAGAGCCATTCAAATCACCCAACAAATGGCAGCAGCCTTTCTTGCGGGAATATTTCGGGAATAATTTAGTGCCCTGCTCATTCACCGTCTGAATCGCCCACACCTTGCCAGCGGCATCGCGCATGGGCACCGCAATAGCACCGCTATCCAGCTTCAGAAAGGAAATATGGTCCGGCCGGGGCTTGGCCAGGGTATTGAAGAAAGCCCGAATGTCCGGCCCGGTTTTCACATCACAAGCCATCGCCTGGTCATCGATCACCAACAACGCCGCATGCTTGAAAAAACGAATACCGTGGGCACCCACCCCTTTTTTTCCCAAGTAAGCACTGCGCCCAATGGACTGGGTATGGTTATCCCAAATGGCCTGGCAAGCGTCAGCCACCGCCTCTTGCAGCTGAGCAGATCGCTCCGCATCAGCCTCCAACTCTTTCTGGCGAACAGCCCGGCGGGCCTTTGCCTCATCGGCAAGCCCCCGCTTTTCCTCTGCCGTAAGCTCACGCTTGGGCCGCTGCCAGCCCCCCTCTATCGCCAACTTAATCAGCGTACCAATACTGTAATGGCCAGCCTTCGCGCTGCGCCAGGTGGCCTTGCAGGCCCCCTTGTCATAACTCTGGCCCTGCTGGCTCCAGCTATCGAAAAGCTCGAAGCCCGCCTCGCCGTATTCATCTTTCAGTGCCCCCGCCATCGGGAACCAAACCGTTTCCCGGTCTCCATCCGCGCTGACATACAGCAACGCCTGCTCCGCCTCATGAATTGGCAACGGCTCACCCATGGGTCACCCCATCAAACAAGCGCGCCGCTTCCACCAACCGGCACCCCGACTGGAAGAGGCGCAGCAGGTCCTTTTCCAAAACCGCCAACTCATCAGCATCAACACGCCCATCTTTCAGCGCATCACGGGTGTTACTGGTCATCTTGCCCACCCGCGTAACAAGCTCAGCAACCTCCCCAAAAAGCTCAGTCTTACCCGTCTCGCCAGCGTCAGGCTTTGGCAACCACACACAACCCGTAATCAACGCCAGAGCATCCAGAATCTGCTCCACGTCGTCATGGTCACGGGCATACTCGGTAATCAACTCGAATTGCTGCAAGGTCGGGTTGCGGTCGGTGTCGTTTAAATTGAGGTTGTTATAAAACTGCTGGGGATTCAGGTCATAGGTAGCAGCCAGCTTCTTGATGCCCTGCCGTTTGGCTGTCATTACCAGCGCTGTTTTCAGGTCAGGCAAAGTATTCTGAGCCAGCTCAATGCGGCTCATACGAGTAATAGACATGATGAAACTCTCTCCCGGGTTTCTCTAAACAGGCAGCCTGGCTGCCACTATTCTGTGATGGTCAGGCCGCCTTGCTGCCGCGAAAAACGTCAGGGCGCAGCTCTTGGCAGGTCACCTCACCGCCTGTCATATCCTCAATATCCTGACAAAGCTCAGCCGGCACACGGCGAAGCCCGGAGGCGATCTGGCTAATAAACGGGGCAGACACCCCAAGCCGCTCGGCAAACTCCTTCTGGGTGGTACCTACCACTGCAATTGCTTTTTTGATCGGGTTCATAGAACACCCCTCAGATGCATACCCAGACAAATTAGCACCGGCTAATGGATGAATCAATAGCAAAAGGTAATTTACTTTTGCTAAAGGCTAGGGAGAATTGGCCCATGAATGACACGACATACGCACACAAAGCCCGCGTGGAAGCCTTACGCACCCTAGTCCAGGAGCACGGCTCCCAAGCTAGCTTCGCCCGAAAATTCGGCCTGGATGCCAGCTATATATCTCAGATACTCAGCGGTCACAGAGCCTTTGGGGAAAAATCTGCCCGTAACATGGAAAGCAAACTGGGCATTCCACCCGGCGCACTGGACGGCCGGGCATTACACCGCGAGCTAAATGAACCAAACGTGGAACCGGCCTATGTCCCCCACACCACCCGATCAGCACCCGTCGTGAGCTGGGTTCAAGCCGGACAATGGGCTGAAGCGGTTGATCTATACAGCGTAGGTGAAGGCGAAAGCCAAGAAGAAACCCCCGCCACCGCCGGCCCGCATGCATTCTGGTTACGGGTGAAAGGCGATTCCATGACGGCCCCCGCAGGGCTAAGTGTTCCAGAGGGCTACCTAATCATGGTCGACCCGGACACCCAGCCTGAAAATGGCAGCCTGGTAGTTGCAAAGCTGGACAGCGAAGATGAAGCCACCTTTAAAAAGCTGGTGATCGATGGTCCCAACCGGTACCTGAAGCCGCTTAACACGGCCTACGACACCATCAAAATCAACGGCAATTGCCGAATTGTTGGGACCGTAAAAGAAATTCGCTTTCGGCCCTGACACAACAATAATTAACTAGACGCCTACGGATGGGGGAAGAAATTGGAAAACACATTCACAGTTGAAACTCGGTATCGGATCAAATACACCACCGAGCAACCCGTACCAATCGATGATGTTGTCGCAAGCCTCAGAGCCCTAGAAAAGCTTCTAAAGAGAACAGCACCGTTCGTCGAAAAAGCCTACCCAGGCATTCAAGTAATCGACACTCAGGTCTATATTTCAGAATTACACGCGGGGAGCTTGATCAAAGAATACATTGTCAAACATGTATTCGGCGGGCAAGACAATTATGACCAAGCAAAAGCATGCTTCGATAACATTCTGGGTGACAGCACAAAAATGAAAGCTGTAGTTGGAATTGGTGTTGGCATCCTCATAGGCGTAGGCGTTAGCCAAATAATGCCCAAAGGGGAGCCGTCAAAAAACACCGAAGCATACAACTCGCTCGTCATCCAGGCAGGAAACGACGTCAATCTTTCCGGCGAATCTATTAAAGAAATAGTAGACGGCATACGCGACAAAAAAACTCTTTCCAAAGAAGCTGTCGACGCCGTCCACCCCGCGAAAGGGGACAATTCACGAATTGAAATTGAAAGCACTCCAACACTATCTCTCCCGAAAGAGGTTGTCGCAGAACTCCCCGAAGAATACGAGCCACCCCAACCAACCGAGAAAACCGAAAAGTACGAAAACGTCGTTGTCAAAATATACGCCAGCGACAGAGATAATAATGACAAAGGCTGGGCAGGCATTGTCGTTGGCGTGGCGGAGAAAAGAGTGAAGCTAATTCTGGCAGAAACTGTTGACCCCAGGGACCTACACGGCAAAACAAAAATCAGTGCAAATGTCTCAGTAACAAGCCGCTTTAGCAAATCCAAAAAGGAATATGAAGCCAAGGTGGTTGAAATTAAGTCCCTCCACTGACCCCCACAAACCAACTTAAAACCCGCCTAGAGCGGGTTTTTTTATGCCTCCCTGAAAATAAATTAGCATTAGCTATTGACTCCATTATTTAGCCTGCGCTAACGTATTTAGCACAAGCTAACGGAGTCATTAGCAATGAGCATCCACATCCATCCGACTGCCGCCACACCGGCAGCCATCTACAAGCTGCAACGCCAAACCGGCCTGGTCGCCGTTATCCACGGCACCAGCGCCCAACTGATTCCCCACAGCCACTGGCTGGCCCGCAAAGGCAATGCCATGCCGCGCCAACAGCGCCGCTCTGCCGTGCCGGCCATCCAGCGCCTGAGCACCCACCACCGTAATCACGGTGGCGACGGCCCCAGCGCGGCCTGATCGGGTGACCACCATGACCAGCATTCCAGCCCGCATTCACAACGCGCAGCGCGCCTTCAAGCGCCTACAGACCACTGCCGACATGGAGCAAGCCATGCTGCGCAGCGGTCGGTTGCTGGACCGCTACATGGCCGAACTGCCCGTCAGCAATCAAACGCTCACCGCCCGCGCCCGCATCACCGAACAGGCAGACCAGTACTTGGCCCGCTGCCGCCGCAAACGTACAGGGAGTAACGCCGCATGAGACTCACCATGCAGAACGAAAAGGAACTTCGCACCGCCATTCGCGGTACCGACAAAGGCGCCAGCAGCACCACGCTAATCCGTGTCCACGGCATCACCCTTGCCGCCGCCGTAAGCAAAAGCGTAGAAGCCACCACCGTGACCATCTACCCCGCCGCAGACCCGAGCCAGGTGATCTACCACGGCACCGGCACAGCTGGCGAATGCTACGCCGATGCAGCCGATGCCATTGAAGGGGCCGTTGTATGAACCTGCTACCAGAAGGCACACGCGCCTCAGCCGATGATGTCGAATTCGTTAGCGACACCATCATGCGCATGGCACACCGCGGGGTTCGGCATGCACTGAATGACGAACTCAATCTATGCCACCAAACCGAAAGCAACCTTATGGGGATCTGGCTTTGCTTTCCCAACCACCCGCTCGGCCACCTCACTCAACGCGCCCAAATGCTGATCACGGCCGCCAAATACCACCACAAAGGCCGGTCATACACTCCCAGCGAAGCCGAACTCGACTTGGCAGGCCTCACCACCGGAGAACCCGCATGAAAATCATCGCCTTCACCGGCCCAGGTGGCGCCGGCAAGAACACCGCCGCCGAAGGAACTGGCACAGAGTGGGACGTCATCACAGTGGCTTTTGCCGCCCCACTGTATGAAATGGCTGCCGTTGCCTTGGGGATCACCCCGGCACAGGTCAACCAGCTCAAAGAGCAGGGTGACAAAGCCGTTCGTGCCCTGCTGGAACAACTGGGCGATGTGGTGCGGAACACCATTCGCTCTGACTACCTGATTGTGCGCCTGGTCGACACCTTGCGAGAACTCGAAGATAGCCAAGACACACCGGAACTGGCCGCCATCACCGACCTGCGCACCGAAGAAGAAGCAAGCTGGGTACGCGCCATGCGCGGCCATGTCATCCATGTAGCCCGCCCAGAAGGCACCAGCGATAGCCAGCACAGCACCAACAAGCCCATCACCATGGAGCAAGGCGACGGCTACCTGCTGAACGCAGGCACGCTGGAAGATTTGGAAGAAGAGGCGCGGATAGCCATTCATCGCTGGCTCATGAACAGCGAGGTGGCTGCATGAACCTGCTAGCCCGCATCCTCTACCGGCTCACGGCCAACCGCCCCACTCGCCTTATCAAGATCGAAGGCAAAGCCTACATGGAGCGGTACTTCATCGGCCAGCTGCTGGGCCTCACGGTCTACCTCCACCGGTTCGTGCGCGACGATCACGAACGCAGCCTTCACAACCACCCGTGGAACCACGCCATCAGCCTGGTGCTCACCGGCCATTACCGCGAACACCACGCGCCCTATGCCCGGTGGATTGAGCCAGACCTGGTAGTGACCACCGTAGAGACCCGCCCGGTCCGCTGGTTCAACCACATCACGCGGGCAACCCTGCACCGCATCGCAGGCGTAAAGCCGGAGACCTGGACGCTCTTCATCCACACCGATTGGAAGCACAAATGGGGCTTCCTGCACCGCCTGGGCGTGCACTGGCCTCACTACGAATACCGGATTTACCAATCCGATCAGCCCCGGGAATGGTGGCACACCGCCAAACCGGGCCGGCTGATCGGCAGGGAGCCATTCGGAGGTTAACCATGAGCCAGCCCACCTACCGCATCAAGCAAGCCGCGTACCGCCTTGGCATCAAGCCAGGCCAGCTCCGCGACCAGCTGCGAGACATGGGCGCCATCACCGAAGACGAACGGGCCCACCCGGCCTGGGTGCGCGAGGGCTGGCTCAAAGAAGACCACCGTCAATACCACCACCCCGTAGTGGGCTGGAAATGGCGGACACGCATCGACATTACCGAAGCCGGCCTGGCTGAACTATTTGGCCGGATTGATCAAGCCGCATAGAGGGGCACATGGAATGGACGCAAAAGCACAAATACGCGCTCAGCGCCGGGGCCTACCAGGTCAGCAAGACATACACAGCCACCAAAGCCGTGTACACCGCCTGGCCACCCAAACCGCCATACAACAGAGCCCTGCCATGGCAGGCCCTCGTGCACCAGTGCATTGGCTGCTACAGCGATGCCGGCCAGGCAAAAGCCGCCTGCGAAGCCCACGCGGCCCTGTCCAGCTTATGCAGCTTCCTCTACCGACAGAGCGACAGCAAAAACAAACCGACTGCGCCCTGCTGATCATCACCCTGGTCAGCGGCAGCGCCCTTGCAATCTGGCTGCTACTGCGATGAACACACTCTTCCTACTCATGGCCGAATTCGAGACAGCGGAAATCCCGCTGGACGCCCTCGCCGAAAAATACCTCGGCCTGAGCCCGGCCCAAGCCAAACGCCGTGCTGCCCGCCAGGCACTGCCGTTTCCCGCACACCGGGGAAGCCGCAGCCAGAAGGCCCCGTGGCTAGTGCACACCCAAGATCTCGCCAACCACCTCGACGCGCAACGCAACGAAGCCGCCCGGGAATGGAAAGCGATCAACGAAGCAGCTTAACCACAACAAGGAAGCAGATATGAAGATTGAAATGGGAGCGAATTACAAAGACCGCATCACCGGGTTTACCGGCACAGCCATAGGTCACGTCGAATACCTGACTGGCTGCAACCAAACATTGCTTGCACCCACAACAGAAGACCCATCCAAGCTACCCGAATCTTACTGGATGGATGACCAGCGGCTGCACCGCATCGGCACGGAGGCGATCAAACTGGATAACGGCAGCAACCCCGGCTGCGCCAAGCAGCCCCCGATCCTTTAACCGAACCACCACCAACCCCCAATGGGAGAGAAAACCATGCGTACAAACGTAGATGACTTCATCAGCGAGCTAGACGGCGGCGTGTTCGCCCAAAAGCTCGCCCAAGCCCTGTCCGATGTTGCCGCCGGCACCATCGACCACGGCAAAGGCAAGAAGAAAGGGAAAATCACCATCGAGCTGGACGTTCAGCAGATCGGCGAATCCCACCAGGTGCAAATCGGCCACACCCTGAAAGTGTCGCGCCCCACCCTGCGCGGTAAGGCTACCGAAGAAGACACCACCACCACACCCATGTATGTGGGCAAGGGCGGCAAGATGACCATCGCCCCCGATGCCCAGATGGATTTCCTGAAAACCCCCGCAACTGAGGAGCAATAACCCGATGGAAACAATCACCTCAACCAGCATGCTGGAATACATCCAGGATAACGGTACCCGCCTGGCCTTCAACTTCACGGCAGCGGAACAAAATCTCGACGTAGCCGCCCTGCCCAACGATACAAAGGTGCTGGATCTGGAGCAGTTCAAACCCCGCCGCAATCGCTTTCGCGGCAAATTCGCCACCAGCAGCGTTGAAGATTTTGTCAACTACACAGAGGCCAAGGCTGATCTCGGGGCCGAGTGCTTCGTCTACCCGGACGACATGACGGCCACCGCAGTACTGAACCTCGGCAGCATCAATGCGCCGGGCCACGCCGACAGCCTGGCTAAGATGAAGCTGAAAACCACCGCAGCCTTCGACGCTATCAACAAAACCGATGGCGCCGCACGCTCCCAGCAGCAGCTGGCCGAGTGGCTGGAAGACTGGCGCGACAGCGTTCAGGGGCTCACCAACGACGAACAGGCACTCACAGCCAACCAAGTCATCGCCGCCATCCGCCGCATCACCATCAAGGCCGGCAGCACCAGCGATCACACCGAAGGCCAGCTCAGCGCCACTCGCTCCTCGCTTGAACAAGTGGAAGCCAGCAGCAACAACGAACCCCTGCCCAGCTTCATCCTCTTCAAGTGCACCCCCTATCAGGGGCTGGCTGAACGCACCTTCGTACTGCGCATGAGCTTGCGCACCGTCGAAGATAACCCCCTGCTCAGCCTGCGGATCATCCGCCCTGAACAGCACGAAGAAGAAATGGCCGAGGAGTTCGCCGGCCTGCTGCAAGAAAAATTCGGCGACACCCTCCCCGTCACCATCGGCGCCTTCAGCGCCTAACAGGAACCAGCATGCTAATCGCCCGTTTCTCCGTGCACGACGACAACCCATGGATAAGCCCCAAGGCCCGCAGCCTTGGCAGCCGGAAATGGTTAATCAAACTCCACGCGGGAAACGGGCCTGCACGCAGCACAGACGAAATCCGCAACCAAAACCCCTGCAACCTGGTGGACATACTCGAAACCGCCACCCAGTGCATCGACGGCATGCTGAGCGAACACGCCCACACCGTCACCGATGCCGGGTTCCAGGTGTTTTTGTTGCGGTAGGGAAAAAACAATGACCGAAAAACTACGCGAACAAGTGCTGGCCCAAGTCCAAGAAAACGGCCCCACCACCTGCCCACTAATCGCAGGCACCATCGGCACCCACTCCCGCACCATCGCCCCGATCCTGCGGGCCCTGGGAAACGAAGGCCTGATCACACAAACCGGCCTCACCAGCAGCAACGCCATCATCTGGTCAGCCCACCGCTCCCGGGTTGATGAGCTAATGCAACGCTTCATCACCCAGCCAGCAGGGGCCGCGCTATGAGTGATCAGCAGCTGAGACTCGACAACGTGAACGAGTTCATCCAGATCATTGCCAGCTGTGGCCGAAAGTTTTTCAGCCACAAAGGCACTGTATCAACCATGGAACTGGATGAACGTGGCCGCATCTGGTTCATCGACTACTACACCAACCAGCGAATCTATACCCATTACAAGCATGAATGGCGGGGCTTCACCAGCGGAGGAACGCTACGTCGCCTTGTTGAGCTTTTCAGGGAGCACATCAAGAAAGGCGCACACATGAACCCCCGCTACTTTGAAGTTAATGATGTGTGGTGCAGCGGCCACCCATGGGGCTATCCCCACGAAGACCTAGCGATGCTCGACCGTGAGGCCCGCCGGCTTGGGATCATCCGCCCCACCCATAACGAAGGAGAGCAACGATGGAAGAGCTAAAAATTCTGGTTGGAATGGTTGCAGATCTGCCTCAGATGGCGCTCTGGGTTGTTGCCCTGTTTTTCACATACAAGGTCACGATAGTCGGGTCCATCTTTGGCGTGCTGCGCCTGCTTATCATCAAGGCGCACAGCTGGCTGACTACCCCGAGAGAAAACATCGTCAGGGAAGTAAAGGATTCAGATGTCGACCGGCTGACAATCCGGGACGCCTACCCGGAACTGATCAACCAAATTGAACGCCTTCGCGGCGTAGGCAGAGGCCAGCGCGATTCAAGATACATCCACACCCAGGACGTGGAATGGTTACGCGATGCCATCACCGAGAAAATAAAGCGCGGTGATCAAGCATGAACCACTTCCGCACCCACCCCCAAGCCGGCTTCAACTTCGACGAACTGGTCGTGGACAACTTCGCCGGCGGCGGGGGTGCCAGCACCGGCATCGAGCAGGCCATTGGCCGCCCCGTGGATATCGCCATCAACCACAACCCGGTGGCACTGGCCATGCACGAAACCAACCACCCACACACCAAGCATTACTGCGAATCCGTGTGGGATGTGGATCCGCGCAAGGTAACCCAGGGCCGGCCAGTGGGCCTTGCTTGGTTCAGCCCAGACTGCCGCCACTTCAGCAAAGCCAAAGGTAGCAAGCCCGTCTCATCACAAGTGCGCGGCCTGGCCTGGGTAGTCATGCGCTGGGTGGGTACCGTGAAACCCCGGGTGATCATGCTCGAGAACGTGGAAGAATTCGTCACCTGGGGCCCAGTGATCAAAGAAGAACCCCGGACGGCATCATTCACATGCCCTGCCCGAAGCGCAAAGGCCACACCTTCCGCAGCTTCGTTAACGCCCTGAAGCGCCACGGGTACCAGGTAGAATGGAAAGAGCTGCGGGCCTGCGACTACGGCGCCCCCACCATCCGCAAGCGCCTGTTTCTGGTCGCCCGCTGCGATGGCCAGCCCATCGTCTGGCCAGCCGCCACCCACGGCCCGGGCCTCAAGCCCTATCGCACCGCCGCAGACATCATCGACTGGAGCCTTCCCTGCCCCAGTATCTTCGAGCGCAAACGGCCCCTCGCCGATGCCACCTGCCGCCGGATCGCCGAAGGCATCCGCCGCTATGTCGTGGAATCAGGGGATCCGTTCATTGTGCCCATCGCCAACTTCAACGGCAGAGACACCACACACAACATCCGTGAACCGCTCCGGACGATCACGGCTTGGCCAAAGGGCGGCCACTTTGCACTGGTTCAGGCTTTCCTCGCCAAGCACTACACCGGCGTAGTCGGTACCGACCTGCGCAAGCCCCTGGGCACCGTCACCACCGTGGATCACCACAGCCTGGTGACCAGCCACATGGTGAAGCTGCGCGGCACCAACATCGGCCACGATGCCCTGGAGCCCCTGCACACGATCAGCGCCCAGGGCACCCACCACGGCGAAGTCCGGGCCTTCCTGATGAAGTACTACAGCGAGGGCGGCCAGTGGCAGGCCCTGAAGGAGCCACTGCACACCATCCCCACCAAAGACCGGCTCGGCCTAGTCATGGTGAAAGGCGAGCCCTACCAGATCGTGGATATCGGCATGCGCATGCTGCAGCCCCACGAGCTATTCACCGGCCAGGGCTTCCCGGCCGACTACATCCACACCCACACCTTCGACGGCAAACGCCTCACCAAAGCCGACCAGGTAAAGATGTGCGGCAACAGCGTTTCGCCCTACCCGTGCGAGGCACTTGTGCGGGCAAATATGACCCAACCTATGGAGATAGCAGCATGAGCAAACCAATCCTGTGTATTTACCACGCAAACTGCGCCGACGGCTTCGGCGCCGCCTGGGCAGTCCGCCACACCCTGGGCGACCAGGTAGAATTCCACCCGGGAAAATACGGCGAGACACCACCTGACGTCAGCGACCGCCATGTACTGATGGTGGATTTCTCTTACAAGCGCCCCGACGTAGATGAGATGGCGGTCACCGCCAAATCCATCCTCATCCTGGACCACCACAAGAGCGCGGCCGAAGACCTCACTCACTACGTGGAGCCAGCTGGCGATTGGAACGATCATATTGAAGAAGCCGAACAAGCCCACAGTAACCACCCGCACATACCCTACATCCGCGCGATCTTCGACATGGAACGCTCGGGCGCCGGCCTGACGTGGGACTACTTCCATGATGAGACCCGACCCGCACTGATCGACCACATCGAGGATCGCGACCTCTGGCGCTTCGACCTGGTGGGCACAAAGGAAATTCAGGCTGCGGTTTTCTCATACCCTTACGACTTTAAAGTCTGGGATGAACTGATGCGCACCGCCGAGGAAGATCTGCGGGCTGACGGCGAAGCTATTAACCGCAAGCACATGAAGGACGTGCAGGAACTGATTCACTCAGCCGCGAGCACGATGGTGATCGCCGGCCACGAAGTACCAGTACTGAACACCCCCTACTTCTACAGCAGCGAGGCCGGCCACATTATGGCCAAGGGGAAACCCTTCGCCGCATGTTACTGGGACACCGCATCCGGCCGCACCTTCAGTCTACGCAGCGCAAACGACGGAGTGGACGTTAGCGAAATCGCCAAGCTGTTCGGCGGTGGCGGCCACCGCAACGCAGCAGGATTTCAACTCAGCCGGGACCAGGTAGCAGCACGGCCATTCGGCCCTGTTGCGGCCTAGCGCTATAGATGACGGCCTGCCGCCGGCAGGCCATCATCCTACTAACACTCACGGTTTAGCTTACGGATCCACGGCCGTAACAACATCCCCATAAATGGTTTCATATTCCAGGTAACAGGAAATTTTATTTTGAAGCTCCGTACAAATACGGCGCGCCTCGCTTGCTGGGAGTTGATTCTTGGTATCTATCTTCAGCAACAGCAGCTCACTCCCCGCCTGCAAAGCGTACCGATCAGCCAAGTGGGTAGGGGTTAATGAAGCCCTCTTAAAGAACCCGTCAACTACACGCCCCAACAAGAAAGGCAGCATAGAAACCGGATAACGCCGCCCATCCACTTCGCCTTTCGCAAAGAACACAATCTTCGTTATTACAGCAGGCCCAATGCCATTATTTTGAAGTATAAAGGTAACGCGCCTGTTATCTGCACAGTCATCAATCCAAGTGTGCAACAAAGGCTTAACCGACAATTCGTTATGCCTTCGCTGAGCGGCACCATTCCGTGACGCCTCACCCAAGGCTGTAGCGGCAATCACCAGCGAAGATACCGATAAACACAGCGTGAAAACCGGCTGAACAGCATCCCACAACGTCATCCCCTCCCCCTCACACCAACAGATTCACTAAACTCAAACCGCTCACCCCGCCGCGCCGGCATATTCACATACCGGCGAAGACTATCCCAGCTATGGTGCAGGCTCACTTGCTGGATCTGGGGCACCGTCAGCCCGTCCTCACCCAACCGGGAAAGCGCCTCATGCCGTAAATCATGAAAGCGCAGATCAACGATACCCAGCATCTTGCAGGCCTCATTCCACCGGCTGCCCGCCGATTTCGGGTTAAAGTCCAACAGCGGGCCTTCATCACCCGGGAAATCCGCCAAGATCCGATCCACCACCTGCCGCCCAGCTTCCGGCAACACCGCCTCCACATCGCGATTCACCCTGCCTCCAGGGCTCTTAATGCCCCCCTCGACCAGATACACGCCATGCTCACGATCAAAACCACTACGGGGCAGCCTGGCTAACTCTTCCTGCCGGCGACCACTGTAAATGGCCAACCACATCAGATGCCACATAGGCACCCGCATCCTGCCAGATTGCCACCGCTCAAGCAGATAGGCATCCAGCCGCTTCAACTCATCGGCCGTCGGCCTTCGCTCCCGCTGGCTGGATTTCGATATCAACCGCCCCGCACGCAAAGCATCCACAGCATCAGACACAACAGCCGGGCTCACAGGCAAGCCCTGGGCATGCTGCAGGTACCGGATCACCAGCCGCAGAAATATCAAATCACTGTTCAGCGTAGAGGGCCCAACCCCCTTCGGGTGGCTGCGCGTAACAGGCTGCGCCCGCCGCCAGTGCACATGGTCAATGAAATCCCGAGCCACCAGGTCCACCACGCGCTTTTCCGCGATAGGCATATCCGCTAACGCCCGCAAAGCCGCATTCTTACTGCGCCCGAAGTTATCCCCCACCGCCTCAAGATAAACCCGGATGCCATCACGCAACGACATATCTGCCCCGCCGGGCAGCTCAACATCACCCGTGGCCTCTAGTTCCGTCTCTCGCCGCCGGATCCATTCCTTAGCCAGCTGGCGCCTGCTGAACGTCTTAGACTCAGCCCGCATCCGCTCACCCGCCCGCATCACCCGCACCTGCGCCCGGTACCGGGTTTCTCCTTTTGCATTCTTGCGTGCGACAATAGTACCCACAACTCCACCCCTATCCCGATTTGCACCACGTTTAGAAACGTGGTGCAAATATGGTGCAAATAAAGGTGGAAAATAGCACAGAATGGTGCAAAACGTACAAGAATAGAGCGGAATGAAAGAAACGGAAAAGCAGGCTAAAAGCGAAGAATCACGCGGGATTGCAGCAGATACGCTGGATAGAAGGCTGTCCGTAGCCCCGATGATGGACTGGACCACAAGGGACTACCGGTTTCTGGCCCGCCTGATCACCCGGCATACGCTGCTGTACACCGAAATGGTGGTAGCCCAGGCCATTCTGCACGGCGATCGTGACCGTTTCTTGAGTTTCAACGACGAAGAGCACCCCGTGGCCCTGCAACTGGGAGGCAGCGACCCACAACAACTGGCCGAAGCCGCCCGCATCGCCGGAGACTACGGCTATGACGAGATCAATCTGAATGTGGGCTGCCCATCCGACCGGGTTCAACAGGGCAAGATCGGCGCGATTCTGATGGCCGAGCCGGAGCTGGTGGCGCGCTGTGTCGAAGCCATGCAGGCGGCGGTCCGCGTACCGGTGACGGTGAAAACCCGTATCGGCATCGATGACCAGGATGACTATGATTTCCTTTACCGGTTTGTAGGCCGCATGGAAGCCGCCGGCTGCACCAGCCTGACCATCCATGCCCGCAAGGCGATCCTTTCCGGCCTCTCCCCCAAGGAAAACCGGGATATCCCGCCGCTGATCTATCAGCGCGCCTATGCCATCAAGCAGGCCTTTCCGCACATCGAAATCATCCTTAACGGCGGCGTAAAGACACTGGATCAGGTACACGAACACATGGGGGAAGTGGATGGCGTCATGATTGGTCGCGAGGCCTACCAAAACCCCTACTTCCTGGCCGAGGCAGACCGGGTGGTATTTGGCGACGACCACGCCATTCCCAGCCGCCAGGCTA